AAGTTGGACGGTAAAGGCGACGGCGACGGAAAAGGTGGTTCTAACGACCCCACCATACTGCAATCACAACTCGACCAATACAAGTCAAAGAACTGGGAGGCGTACAGTAACCCTAGTCATACAGCGTACCCAGAGGTTATGCGTAACGTCCAGTCCTTAGTAACTAAAATATCTGCGCTCCAATAGTAGCTCATCTACCACGTGTAGAAAAAGTAACGAACCGCTCTCTTGCGAGAGCGGTTTTGTGCTTGCCAACTCCCTGAACGTAATGCTATATTAAGCGTAACTTAAGTGTCGGGTATCTTGAAATAGTCCGAATGACGAACGTAAAGCGTTCCGTGTAACGACCGTAAGACGTGAGGGAGAGTCCGCTATCGGGTATCTTGACCGGTTTTCTAAAGTATATGTATTAGTTAAGATGGTAAATTTAGTGAGGTAAAATACGATGGCGATTGATGTAAAAGAATACGAAAAGCTATTTAACATTGACTATGCTTCTGACGTATGGCAGAACATGCAACAAAAAGAATCAAGGTTCGCCCCATGGGTGTCGATGGACACTACACAGGCGGATTTAAAAACTTACGATAACACCGAGAGTGTTGAAGCCACAGAGATGACATCTTCATTTGCAGAGGTGGTTACAACTGACTTGGCACAGGGCAGAAGAGAAGTTTCTACAAGACTGTTCTCAGTATCTTTCGAGCTTAACGAACTGGATTTACAAAGAGTTAAAGACGGCGAGAGTGGTCAGAAACAGCGTTTAGCTTCGGCAGCAGGATTCGCACTTAATAGAAAGCTCGACAGAGTTATCTACGAGGCACACTTAGGCGACGTTGTTATCTGGAACGACAAGCACGGTAACAGCAAAACAACTGTTTCTTACACAACTGACGGCGTAAGAACCGTGGATGCTACAGGCGCAGTCGAGTATGCTGACTTGTTACAGCTTAAAGAGAATTTCATCGACGATGACGTTATAGAGGCTGGCGGCGTGTATATGACCTGCACCGGTGAAGAGCATACTGACATGATGGGTATTACTCAGCTCACATCAGGCGACTACAGTAGACAGATGGTTGTCGATAACGGCGAAGTACAGAAAGCACTCGGCATGAACTTAATCAAGTTCGGTGCTAACGCTAAAAACCCTATCATCGATGTTGACAGCTCTAACCAAAGACTCAACGTAGTAGGCGTTAAAGGTGCTATCACTTGCGTAGTGAAGACTAAACCACAAGTTGAGATTTCTCAATTACCGAGAAAAATCAAGTCATATATCATGAAGGTGTATATGGAAGTTAACGCTATCAGACGTGAAGGAAAATTGGTTCAGGTCTTCAAAGCGACAGTTACATAATTGTAACTTTTATGTAACGAAATTCGGTTGAAATTCAATTTGTTAAGTAATGTAAATACAAGTTTTGCGAGGTAAATAAAAAATGGCAGTAATTAATGATTACGTCTATAGTGCGATAGGGGAGGGTAGAGCCAATCCTGTATATAGCGGTAGACTTGAAACGGCTATTATCATGGGTTCGTTCGCTGTTGCGGCGGATGACGACAACGGTAGTGTATACCGCTTAGACAGAATCCCCGCAGACGCCATCATCACAAAGGCAGAAATCTGCAACTCAGCGATGGCGGGAGCGACTTCATACGACCTAGGTTTCTATGCGGTTAAGAATCCCGTACTCGGAACTGGGGCGGCAGTCGATAAAGATGTCCTTATGGCGGCAGTCGATATCGCCGCGGGTAAAACAAGAACATCTCCTCAGAATGGTTTATCCGCAGTGGCTATCGGCGACTTAGGTAAGAGAATATATGAGCTGCTCGGTAAGACAAGAGCGGATATGTCCGCAGAGTATGACTTAGCTATCACAGCTAACGCCGTAGGAACTGTGGCAGGAACTATCGAGTATAGAATCGAGTACGCTTATCCAGCGTAAATGAGGCATAATACAAATCTGGTTTTTGTATGGTTAGTACCAAGTGCGTCCTCCTCTCCTGAGGATGACGCCTTTTTATTATAAGAGGTGAAGGCGATGGCAACTAAACTAGGTATAGTCAACAGAGCGTTAGACCTCATGGGGCAGGCTCCTGTAGTGGATATAGACAGCCCCATATCGAGAGAAGAGAAGGTCATGGCTCGTTGGTACGATGTTAGTAGACTGCGTGTACTGGCGTATCACCCATGGGATTTCGCAGAAGCCAGATACCAATGCTCGCGCTCAGGGACACCGCTGTTCGAGTACGCTGATAAATACAGAGTGCCTAGTAATTTTTTGGAGTTAGTGGATATATACGTGGAAGATTCCGGGCAATACTACTCTCAGGTATATGGGGATATAGACTGGACACGTGAAGAGAATGACATACTACTTAATATGTCGGGTTCTACTTCGATAAATATAGTCTACACGAAGGATGTAGAGGACGTAGCTAAGTTCTCAGCACTATTTACGGCGGCATTAGAGCGTAGATTAGCATCAGATACTTGTTTCGCTATTACCAGAGATTTAAAACTCGCTGCGTCTTTAGTAAGTCAAGCCGACGACGATATGAATAAAGCCACGTCTATCGACGGGCAAGGTAAACGGGTAAGACGAAAAGAGTTCTCCCGTGCTATAGCTGCGAGGTGTTCAGGCTTAGGTAGCAGCAATCCATATAGGATACGATAAAATGACCGTATTGACTAAAACGCTATCGAATTTCGCACAGGGCGAGATAAGCCCAGAAGTGCAGGGGCGGGTAGACATAGACGGTGCAGGGAAGATTTATGGTACGTCGTTGGCATATCAACGCAACTTCATAAGCACCGAGCAAGGTCCTTTTAAAAGACGTACAGGAACTTTGTATCTTAAAGAGATTCGTAACTTCGGTCTAGGTCGTAATATACCATTTGTATTTAACGATACGCAAGCGTACCTGTTGTCTTTCTCAGACCGTAAATTACGTTTTATTAAAGACAACCAAGTTATATCTGGTATAGGGAAGAATATAACCGCTATATCCAAAGCGTCTAACGCCGTAATCACGATACCAGGTCATAAGTATAACGACGGAGACCCGGTATATATAAGCGGCGTACTCGGCATGACCCCTATTAACGATGCTGAGTACACAGTTAGCGATGCCGCGACAGATACTTTTAAGATTAAGACGACGGACGGGGTATATGTAGATTCGTCATCGTACCCGGCATATACGAGTGGTGGGCAAGCCGTACGTACATATATCATAACCAACATACTCAAAGGAGCGACTACCGTTGTATCAGTACCTACCCATGCTCTATCTAACGGGGACGAGGTTTTCATTTCCGGCGTAACAGGTATGGTAGAAGTGAACGGAGCGTTCTATATAGTCAGCGACGTAACCACCAATACGTTTAAATTAAAAACACTAGAGGGTGTGTACGTAGATAGTAGCGGCTACACAGCATTTATTTCTGGCGGAACGGTAGACAGAGTGTACGAGATAAAATCTCCGTACGCTGCTAACGATTTAAAAAATATTCAATTTACGCAAAACGCCGACGTGGTGTATCTGACTTGCACGGGGTACGCGCCTAGGAAACTCACGAGGGTTAGCGATGTTAATTGGACGCTTAAATCCTTTACCCGAACAACAGACCCCTTCTATGAGGCAGCAAAAGCTATCTCAGGAATAGTGCTAGGAATAACGACTACTTTGACGGCTACAGCTCATGGATACTCAAACGGGGATGAGATTTCTATACACGGCATAGTCGGGACAACTCAACTCAACGACGACACGTATATAGTCAGTGATGTCGCAACCAACACCCTTAAGATAAAAGACCTGGCAGGAAACTACATAGACTCTAGCGGTTTCACAGCTTGGTCGTCCGCCGGCAGTTGTTATAAGCTCAATAAAGACGGACAACCGGTAGCGGTGGCATTCGACGTTGGTCGTTTGTGGTACGGCGGGACTACCGCTAACCCGGATAAGTACTGGGGTTCAAAAGGTCCAAAAGATAACGGAGACCCTCAGTATGATGACTTCTCTGTCAGCAGTCCGTTGGTCGCTTCTGATGCTGTTATCGGTGTCTTACCATCTTCAAGGGGCAAGGTGGACAGTATACGTTGGATTTCGTCCACTAAAGAATTTTTAGTTATAGGTACATTCGCAGCTCTATACAGGATTACGGGGGCTACTACCAACGACCCTATAGTCCCGAATAATACTATAACTGTAAAACCGCTAACTGACTTCGGCTGTTACGGTACTGCGCCTGAGTTCTTAGGGGAGTCGTTGTTCTATATACAGCGTAACGCTCTAAAACTACGTTCGTTAGGGTATCAAGTATTACAGGATAGCTATGGTACAGAGGACAGGAATCTTATAGCAAACAGAATAACAAGCACCGGGATAACTCGGTTAACCGCTCAGTCGGGAAGACCGGACGTTATGTGGTGTTTAAGAAGCGACGGTAAACTCGCCGGTCTTTCTTATAAAGGACCCGATGACGTTATAGAAGGTTGGCACAGACACGACACCGAAGGTGATTACGTGGATATATGCGCACTCCCTAGGCAGGATGGTTACGATACCGTATACGTCATAGTTAAGCGTGAGGTAAACGGCACGGACAAGTACTACATCGAGTACTTCGCTGACGAAGTGCAGTACCCTACGGCTGAGGATTACGTGAACAGCCAAGACGTAACTACTGAGTGGTTATCATATAACGATAACTATACGTGGGAAGTTAATAAGAATGCGGTACACATCGATTGCGCGGTTATGTATGACGGGAGCGACCAAGAAGCCAAGTTAACATACGCAATAGTCGATGACGTGGTAACCGTTACGGCGGATAAAGATGTATTCTATAGCACGAACGTGGGCAGACAGATATGGTTAAAATACAAACTTAACGGAACTAATGGCGGGCGGCTCGTAATAGAAGAGTACGTTTCAGCTACGCAGGTAAAATGTTCTATACGGCAAGCGTTGGAAGACTACACCGTTACGTCCGAGGTCGGGGATTGGTTCTTGACCGCCGGCAAGGTTACTAGGCTAGAACACCTAGAGGGCAGAAGTGTAGCTATAGTTATAGACGGGGCGTTACACAAGCTAGCTACAGTCAGCAACGGCGAGGTTACTCTGGAGGACAATACACAAGCGTCTAAAATAATAGTGGGTCTTAACTTCGTATCTATCGGTAAGACCAATAATATAAATAACATAACTAGTATAGGCAATACGTATTCCGCCATGAAGACAGTCGGTAAGTTAGATGTAGATGTGCTGGAGTCAGGTACGTTTAAAGTAGGAACAGACCTACGAAAACTTGAAACCGTATTAATAGGCGGAGATAAAGTAGCGGGGCGTGTAACACTCCCTAAGACTAATATAAGAGAAGTAAACATCGACGACTCGAGTAGTAAAGAGAAGCACATATACGTGGTACAAGATTTACCGTACCCATTAACAGTGAGAGGGCTGACTATATATGCGGACACCAACACGTAGATACAGTTTAATACCGTTTGAGAAAGGTCATCTACAACTCATGACCTTACGGGACAGAGAGAAGCAGACTCTGGGTATGGCTTCTCCAGAATTTTTCAGTTCCATAAGAGCGGTTACTATCGTAGAATATGGGGACGACGATTTTATAAGGGTCTTAGGTGTGGTTGGTATAAGGGGTATGTGGACCGGCGTGGCTGACGTTTTTTTGATACCTTGCACAAACTTAAGTAAACGTAATACAATAGCTTTTGTTAGGCAGGTTAAAAATGCTATAACGATAGCTAAAGACGAGTACGGCGTTCGCAGATTCCAGACAGTCGCCCTGGACGACGAGTTGCATAACAGGTGGCTCTCGTTTATGGGGTTCGTGGAAGAAGGCTTAATGAAAGAGTATAGCGTAAATTGTGAGGATTATAAACTGTGGGCCTTGAGACAGCAGCAATAGTAGGACTGGGTATGACGGCTATATCAGCCGGAGGTCAGATATATTCTGGTTTGCAAGCTAATAACCAAGCCAAAGATGCTGCGAGAATGGAGCAGGCTAACGCTGTTATAGCAGGTTGGGAAACGCAGGATGCTATAGCGTCTAAAACAGAAGAGATGATACACCTCAAAGAAGCGCAGAAGATGGCGATGCTCAAGTCTGGTATGAATCTGGAGGGTTCT